GTTGATGGTGACCTGGTTGTCGTCGGACTCGACCACCTCGATGCGCGCCTTCATCCATGGCACGTCGCCAAGGATGAGTGTGACGGGCTGCAGGAACAGCTCAGACGGCTTGAACCGATCGGTGATGAGCGTGCAGCGAAACGTGTCCGCGCTCTCCCAGTATCCCTCATCCAGCGACCAGTCCTCGAGCGTGTCGAGCACGTCGCCGCTAGAGTCAAGCTGGAGCTTGAGCAGAGGGGTGTCGGTCTTGACCTGCTTCACGATCGCCAGACCTCAGTTCCAGGCGGCACCAACGGGGACACCCCGAGCGCCGGGTTCGCCTTGAGCAGCGCCTCCAGCGTCATGCCGAGCTGGGCGGCCAGGGTCGCCAGCGTCATCGACGTCCGGGTGACCACGCGCAACGCCGTGCGGCCCGGATGGGCACCCTTGTTCGCGGCGCGTTTCGCTGACACCCGCAGCCGGCTGGACTCGTAGAGCAGCTCGCTGCGGCTCCCGCCGTCCTCGACCTTCTCAGCGGCTTTGCTCACCTGGTTACAGCGGTCGCTGATGCCCGACATGCGGGCCGCGGTCCTCTGCTGCTCGGCGTCCGCCTGCTCGACGACACCGGAGATGGCTGACAGCGGGTCCACCGTGGGCTGCGGCGGCTCCTCCTGCTGCCAGTCAACCTCCTGCACTTGGGCGTCCAGCATCCCAGCGGCGGAGTCCACGGCGACCGCTGACGGCACGCTCTGCGACTCGTCCACCTGCTCCAGCGGCGGCGACTCCACGAACATGACCTCGGTGTCCACGCCATCTCGGCGCGCAGCATCGAGCCCGTCAGACCACTTCCCCGGGCGCACGCGAATCGACCCATGGAGCGGGTCAATCAGCACGCCTTCGAGCCCCTCCTTGTAGAGCGCCAGGAACTCCGGAAGGGCCTTCGTGAACAGGTCCTTCCACGGCCCCTTGGCGATGCCCTGGCGAAAGGGGATCGTGTAGCTGAAGGTCCAGTTCTGCCCGCCCGTGGTGTCGACCAGCATCCCGTCGCGGTACTGGATGCCGTGTTCCACGTTCTGCCACTGATGCTCGCGAGAGCTGCGCAGCACGGGGAACTTCACGCCGCGGAACGATGCAACCTGGAGCTTCGAGAGTACGTCGAGGTCAGGCATAGGTCAGCCCGGGGTCGTGGGTGATTGGCCGCGGTTGAGGGCGCCAGGCGCGGAGGCTCCCCCGCCCTGAGCCATCTTGTCGGCTGCTGCGCTGATCTTGTCCGCCGCTTCGCCGAGCTTGATGTAGGCCGCCATGCGTCCCTCCTCGGCCGCTGCGCTATTCGCACCGCCGTTGCTCATTGCGGAGTTGGCAGACATGCCTTGAACGTACGCAGAGAACCCGGGCCCGGTGCCGAACGCAGAGTTTGCGATCGAGCCGAAAAGCCCCTGGTCCGCGTTGCGCGTGACCGTGGCCGCCTCCCCCTGCAGCGCTCGCATCTGCTTCATCGTCTCATCGGAGATTGAGCCGGTCTGACTCATCTCACGCTGAGCCTGCGCGTTCACTGCCCCCATGCGTGCATTCAGCGTCGCCGCCTGCCCCTGCCCCTTCGCAGCGGCCTCGCTGGCCACCTCAATGGTTGCACTCGTGATGGCGAACGACGCCGTGGCGATGGCGATTCCACCGCCGAACGATGAGGCGAGCTTCGACGAGAAGATGTCTCCGATCTTGGCAGCAACGATCGCCTTGCCGATGTTCCCGGCGACAATCCCTGTGATGGCCGCCCATGGGTTAGCGGTCGCCCATCCAACGAACTTCGCCAGCGCCTTCACGGTGTCGCCGACATAGGGAGCCAACTTGATGACCTGCGGGATCAGCTCCTTCAGCGCCGGGAGAAGGTCGGTCTCGACTGCGGCCTTCATCTGCGTGTTGAGCGCCTCAAGCTGAGAGGCCGTCGACTGCATCGCGCTCTTGGCGTCCTGCTGGACTTCACTCCACGACCCGCCAGCGTTGACGGACTGATTGATCTGCGACGTGACAGCAGCGGCTCCGGTGGCTCCCCCTCCAGCCTGCCGGAACGTGCCCAGGAAGGCGTTCATGCCGCGCATGCCCTCTCCGCCGAAGATCTCCTGTAGCTGCTGGAGGTTTCCGTTGCTGGCCTTCAGCACCTCCGGGATGATTTCCGTGATGTCGCGGAGCCCCTGCGTCGGGTCGCCGTTCTTGAAGACGTTGACCTTGCCCTTGCCGCCAAACGCCTTGCCGCTCCCCATGTCGCCGCCCTTCATGACGAGCTGACGGGTTAGAGCATCGAGAGCGAACGTTGCCGTCTCTGCGTTTCCGGTGGACCCGCGGACGATCTGAGCGAGAGCACCGACCTTGCGCAGGCCTCCAGCGCCACCCATGCCCATCGACTTGGCCATCGCCCCGATCTTCGGGAACTGGTCGGCCATGTCGCGCAACTCGAAGGCGCCGGCCTTGCCTTGGAATACCAGGCCCGCGAGGGCCTCCTGCATGTCCTCGACCTTGGTGACGTCGAACTTCGTCATCAGGTCAGCAGCCACGCCCGACAGGTCCTCGAAGCTCGCGCCCGATGCCGCCGCGGTCTGCGCCAGCGTCTGCATCATGTCGACGCCGGTCTTCAGGTCGCCGGTTCGCGCCACGAACGACGATAGACCGGCGGTGATGTCCCCCTCACCAACGCCGGTTGAGATGCTGGCGCTGCGAATGCGTCCCTGGAGCTCTTCAGGACGCATCAGTTGCGCCTGCCCAGCGCCGCGGGAGTTGATGAGCAGTCGCCTGACCGCGTCTTCTTGCTTCACGGCCCCATACGTCGCCGCCGTCAGCCATGCCCCACCAGCGAGCCCCGTCGCCGTCATCGCGGCAGAGCCAACGCCCCTGACGCCGCGGACCACGGCTCCTCCCATCTCGCGGCGAAACTTCTCACTCTTCAGGGCTGCGGCGCGCGTTGTTGCGGCTTCGCGGCGCGCTGCCTCCCGAGCGATCTGCTCCTCCTTGCGCGCAATCTCTCGCGCCTGGCGGAGTCGCAGCCGCTCCTCGTCGCGCAACCCCTTCTCGATGGCGCGAAGCCGTGCCTTCTCGGTTCTCTCTGCGGTCTTCGCCGCGTCACGCTCCGCCTTCGCCGCTGCCCTGGCCTGCTCACGCTCGGTCTGAGCAACGAGATTCGTGCCGGCGCCACGTGCCGCGCGCACGCCAGTGGTCCGCGTGACCCTGGCGTTGTGCTGGGCCATGCGCTGCTCCACGGAGGAGAACGCGCGATCGATGGCGTCCAGCCCAATGACGCGGAAGTCGTAGGTCAGGGTCGACATGATGTGGAGACGCTCAGTGAGTCGTCAGACGGTCAGGCCACGGCGCACCGCGGCAGCCTCAGTCGAGAGGTCGCAGTTCGCACGCCGCCCAGTAAAGGAGTCGGTGGCGGACTCCCAGTCGGTGAGGAGCGACGCCAAGCGCGTCGGCAAGTCCTCGGGCGTCGATTCCGCCACCAACTGGGACACGGACGAGACCCTTGCCGCCAGCAAGCACGCCAACTCTCCGCGCGCCTGCGAGTCGATCGGTAAGAAAGGGTAGCCGCGCAGCCCCTCCTTCAACCGCTCGACCCACGCCGTCAGCTCCGCCTCGCTCCTACAGACGACGTCCTCAGAGCCAGCGAGACGGTTCTGCACCGTAACCCACTCGGCCATGAGCTGCGCAATCTGCCCGGTGGTGAGGAGCTTCTCCACCTGCTCGCCGGACTCGAAGGCGCGGCGGTACTCCGGCGGATCGCTGCCGGGGATCGGGTCGCGCTCGTAGCAGGCCCGCGCCAGAATCTCGGCGGCGTAGGTGTTGCCCTTCGCGTTGTCGACGGCGAGATAGGGCAACATGTCGGCCTTGAGTCCCGAGTAGCGCCGCTCCACAGCTCGCGTTGCCGCGACGTCGGCCTGCGACTGCTCAAGGCTCTCCAGCGTCCGCAGCCGCACGTCGGGAAACCCAGCGCGGGGGAACGGGACAACCATCGAGCTGAATGGCTGCTCGCAGAGCATGGCAACCAAAGTCGACGGCTTGATGTCAGTGGGCGGTGCCATGCTCATCCTCTCGCGGCTCTGGCGCCGCTTCCGTGTCTGTCGCGTCGTCCTGGTCGGCGAGCGCCGCCAGTTGGGCCAGGTTGTAGAGCTCCAGCAGTCGCTGGACCTCGGCCGGCGTCAGGTTCTCCGCCAACTCATCGCCGGTGATGAACAGCCGTGGGAACGCGTCCACGCTGCCCTCGATGGGGCGGCATCCCGTCACTGCCTCAGCGATTAGTTCCCGCGCACAGGCGTCGCCGTACAGCGCAGCCCAGACCGGATAGGTGAGCGCGCCAGGCGTCTGCCCAGCTTCGACCATGCGCTCGGCGACACGCGCCCGGATGGCGTCTACCGCTGCAGCCTTGAGGGCCGTCACGCGGCACTTGGCGATCGGAATCCCGCCCAGGTCGCCGCGCGGAAAATCGGCGACGAGGGCGGGGACCGGCGACTCGCGAAGCAGCCGAAGCAGCTCGGAACGCTCAGTGGAATCTGTTGGTTGGTCGCTCATGGACGAAACGGCCGCCACCCACTAGGAGCGGCGGCCATGCCTTCGCGTTGCTTGGCGTCAGTAGCTCGCCCGCTTGAGCTGGGCGCGCCACGTGAACGTTCCGCTGGTGACCTCGTTGACGCCGCCGCTCACCGTCAGGTTGGTGATTTTGCCGGTGGAGGCGTACCGCAGGCCGCCGCAGTTGAACTGCGCCGGAAGGTAGCCATTGTCCACGATGGTGTTCCAGAGACCGCCGACGTTCGCCGCGCTCTTGGGCACCGCGTAGTCGACACTGATCTCGATCATGGGGACGCCGGGCGACTCGCCGACGTACCCATCATTGACGGTCAGGATTTCCTGAGTGTTCGGGCTCAGCGTCACCGACGCCTTGGTGAACCACTCGAACGGTACGCCGCTCGCGAAGAACTGGACGCGGGCGCCTACCTGCAGCGTAGTGTCTGCCATGGTGTGCCTTTCGCCCGCGGGTTAGCGGGACACCTCGTTGACGGAGAACGTGGCCTGTCGCGCATAGCCGATGCTCTCGAAGTCGAACGAGCACACCAGGCGCTGTGAGTTGCTCGTGGACGGAGCGCAGTTCAGCGACGCCAGCGATTTGGACAGGTTGATGATTTCCTTGTCCGCCGCAGACTGCGTCAGGATCTCCGAGATCATGTCCCGGGCCTGCGAGGGCTTCACCGTGGCGCTGTTGTAGAGCTGGTTGGTGTTGATGCTGCCATCGGCGAGGGTCTCGTCGGTGTCCAACTTCTTGCCCTGGTAGCGGAGCACCCAGGTGTTGATGCAGCGAGCCGCCAGCGCGTCGCCCATGCTGATGCGCTCGGAGTACAGGCCGCGGAAATCGTTGTACGTCTTCGTCGCGTCCTTGCTCCGCGTCGTGACGCCATCGGCGATGTACGCGCCGTTTTTGTCCGAGCAGATTGGGATGAGCCCCGCAGTGAGCGCATCGCTGATCTCGGACCCAGTGGGCCAGTCCGACTGCGCGAACGCTGGCAGCAACGTGAAGTCCACCTTGCGGTAGCCCACGGGAGCCCAGCTCGGGTCCACGTTCTCGTTGAGCGCGTAGACCGCCAGCACGCCGGCCATGAGCTCCGCGGCGTCGTGGGGTCCGGTGTCCTGCCACACCATGTGGAGGCGCTCGTAGTTGCGAGCCGTCGCCAGCGCCGCCGCCGCCGACTTCGAGCCGTTGAATCCGACGAAGCCACGCTTGCGCAGACCCACGAGAGGCTGAGCGCAGGCCGCCAGGTGAGTCACCAGGTTGCCGATGCTCGTCGAGTCGAACTCGGTGATGCCGATGTAGTAGCCGGCGTCAGCGTCGAGCGTGGCCAGCGCAGTGGCGAGGTTTGCCGCCTCGGTCGTGCTGCCATCGGCCCCGTTCACAAGGTAGCCGGCGGCGGTTCCCCAGCTGATGCCGGTGGACGCCGACACGTTGGTCCGGAACCGAATCGTGCTGTTCTGGCTGGTGCCCTTGAGCTTCGCCGTGAGCGCGATAGAGCCGGTGGTGTTGACCGCGGTCAGCGGCAGATGCGTGGCGCCGTTGATGAGCGCGACGAGCCCGTCACCGATCGTGGTCGGCGTGTCGGTGAGCCCGAACACGTAGCGGAACTGCTCGCCACAGATCCAAATCTCCGCCCATCCTGCGGCGGTCGGCGTACCGCTGACGACGACGGTGACGTTGGCTGCCACGGGGCTGCCGCCGCTGGTCTCCGCCACTGGCAGCACCCAGAGCTTCGTGACGCGGTTGCCCATGAGGAACCGACGCGCCGCGCGATGCAGCGGAGAGCCTGCGCCGGCTCCTGTCTTGACGTCGTCGAGGCGGTCGACCTCGTAGAGCGCTGCCGCTGTGTAGGTGCCCGTTGAGAGCTTAGGGCCCACGAGTACGACTTCGCGCTCACCGATGGCGGCCGTGCCTGGCCCCATGGCGAGATTGACCCGCGCGAAGGCTCCGGGCGTGAGGTAGCTCGGACTGATGATCTCCGTGCTCACTGCTTGTCAGCCTTTCGGGCCTGCTTGGGTGTCCACTCGCCGTCGGGGCCCTGCTCGACGTCGACGAATGGCAGCCCGCAAGCCGCTGCGGTTGCGGCGTCCGCGGGGATGAGGGGGGCGTTCAGTGCACGCAGCGCGGCGTCGCGCTGTCGCGTGATGCTCTTGAGCACCAGGCGCCCGGCGTCGCTATTGGCGTCGAACTCCGCAGGCGTGGCACTTGCGCGCCCGTCGAGTTCTCGCCCGATGCGGCGCCACGGCTGTCCGTGCTCGCTCGGAAACCTCGGGTCGGACTCAGAGAAGCCCGCCCGCGCGTAGAAGCGCAGTCGCATGTGTTGCTCGCTTGGTGGCGTCAGAACTTCCGCGCGACGGCCTCGAGTTGAGCCTCAAGACGCTTTCGGAACATGCGGAACCCGTGACGGGTGGCCTTGTAGAGGAACTGGTAGGCGCGGTTGCCGGGGTGGTTCACGCTGCGTGCGAACACGAAACGGCCACCGCTCAGAAACCGCAGCATCTTGGCGCGTCGCGGCTTGATGACGTGAGGCCGCGCTCCCATGTCGATGGGCTGCGCGTACTTCTTCGCGTTCTTCAGCACGACGCGCGCCGAGCGCCGCAGCATGATGACGCGGCCAGTCGTTGCCTTCTCGAGCGCGCCGGTTTGGTTCTTGTACTCGTGCTTCTCGCGCGAGTACGTCACCGCGTCGCCGGATGCCTCAGAGGCGGCCTGCTCGACGGCTCGCCGGAATCGGTCGAGCGTCTTGCTGTGCTTCCGCCGAACCTCGTCGAGGTCGATAGGGCCCATGGCTCAGCTCGGCGGCGTGCCGGTGGTGTCGTCGACGACCCAATCGGCGATTGTGGTCTCGCCGGTGTTGGCGAGGTTCTCGTGCAACTCGATGCCGTCGACTTCGAGCAGGTGCTCAGTAGTCGCCGAACTCTTCTCGATGGTGCTCAGCTCAACCGTCGTGGCGAGCAGCTGCGGGCCATCCTGGTCGACCTGAGCGAAACCCGCGGCGAACCCAGATGCCTCGATGGCTAGGAACGGGCTGGTCTCCTCAGCTAGCGCGAGAGCGCCGCTCTGGTAGGCAGCGTGGCCCTTCTTCGCCAGGACCCGCTCCACGATGCTGTAGAAGTACGGAAGCGCGCCCTGGAGTTTGGCGGCCTCGGCAACGCCGAGCGGCCCGAGGATCCAGGAGACTTCCCATTTCTGCCGGATGATGCGGGTGTCGACGGTGAAGAACTCCGCAGTGGCAGCCTCTTTGCGCGTCACCGCGAGCAATGGCCAGCCGGTCCTGATCGACGTCAGGTGCTCCTTGCTCGGGTAGAGCGTCCAGCCCTCAGCGACCGGGAGCGTTGATGCAGCGAGCAGAGAGTCAGCGGGGAGCGCTGCGCAGACCTTCGTCCACGCATCGGCCAGCTCGTAGTTCACCGCGGATCCCAGCAAGTCGAGCAGCAGCAGCTGCGCGGAATCTCGGAACACCAGCGCGGTGTCGTCAATGTCCGTCGCGGCGAGCGGAAGCGTGGCACCGCCGAGGCCGCCGTAGATGCGAGTCGCGCCGGCCATGTCAGAGCTCGGGAGTGCAGATGAGCGAGTAGGAGACCGCGGACTTGTGCCGCGCCTCCTTGACCCGGTAGCGGGCTCCGGTCGGGTGCCGTGGCCCCTCTATCCTCACGTACAGCGACGTCCCAGACGTCAGAGCCGTACCAATCAACTCGGAAAACTGGACACCGCCACCGGCGAACGAGGGCGTCAGGTTCCCGATCTCGACGCTGCCGAGCGGGTAGCCGCCAACGGCAAGCGCCTCCTCGTCGAGCCAAGCAACCTTGGGGGGCTGCCCAGACTCGAGCAGCTCGCGCCCAATGCTGGTCTCCGTGCCGTCGCCGTAGCGGTCGCCGGACCACGTGCCCGATAGCAGCCAGGCACGGTGAGGCCGCATCCCAAGCGCGCCCGGGATGCCCCTGCAGCGCGCCGCAGTGGCTCTCAGGTCGTCGGCGAGGGTCACGTCAGTACGCCACCAGCGAGACGCTCCCGCGCCCCGCCTTCATGCGCCAGGCGTTGGGGACGCCCAGGATGCTCGCCAGCTCGTCGCGCCAGTACATGAGCTCGTCGCCCATGGCGCCGAACTGGGTCTTGCCTGACGTTCCGACGGCGTAGAACTCAATCTCGTCGACGCGCCTGAGCGCCCCGGCGCCGTAGGTCGTTGCCATGCGGGCCTTGAGCGCGTCGATGCGCCCCAGCGCCTCACGCGCCAGGACGATGGGCCCCGCGACGCTCACCGGGTACGTCCCGGAGTGTGGCATCAGGAGCTGGACGGTGACGGTCGAGCCGCTCACCGCCGCGATGGTCGCCTTCTCGCGGCGGCTGTCGACGTCGACAACCACCACGTCGCCAGCCGTGAACCCCGTGGCGTCCGCCAGCGTGAGCGCCACCGGCGTCGGGCTCGTCTGAGCCGTGACACTGGTGGCACTCGTGGTGCGGATCTCGGAGGCGATGTTCTCGTTTACGACCTGCTCGAAGAGCTGCGTGACGCCGATGTACGCCGTTGCGCCAACCGAGAGGTTGTTGTAACCGAGTTCTGCCTTGATTCGCGCCAGTTCGCTGGTCGAGAACGCCATGGGGCCTCAGAACGTTGCCGAGTCGAGGTCGCGGTAGCAGTAGCCGATCGAGTACGTGTCGGTGGTGGCCCCGGTGGTCACTCCGTTCACGATGACGAGTCGCGCGTACTCCCAGCCGAACACCGCATCGGGAGCAACGATCGCCTTGGTGACGGTCGCGTCGGCACTACCGGTTCCGGTTGCTAGAGTCACGTTGGCCGCGTTGTTGGCCAGAGCCGTGTCCACCCAGGTGGTGCCGTCCTTCGACACCTGCCACTTGGCGGTCATGGTCATTGTGTCGGTTTCGCAGTCCACCGACACGATCGCCGACAGGCTCCCGGGCAACACGCGCCCGGTGTCCAGTTGAGTCCCGGCCTTCACGGTGCCAGCGGTGGACCCGTTGAAGTTCCCGGACACTGCCCCGAAGTTGTACTTCGGGGCGTCAGCGCGGGCCGACATTAGCCGTCCTCCGTGTAGCGCACGCTGTAGACGAAGCGCTGGTCGAGGAGCTCGAGGCCGAGCCACGCCATCCAGATGGCGAGCACGGTACGGCCGTAGTCGTCGTTGGTGTTCGGGCGAACCTCGGGCGCCATGCCCATCGCGATCCCGAGAGCGCCAGGGGCGATCGCGTGAGCGTGCTGAATCTCCACGCCGGAGTCGTTGTCCGCCACGGTGAGCGTCTGGCTCATGAAGATGTGGAACTCGGGCAGCGACTTGACGTAGGTGCCAGCGAACAGCGTGTTGAATTCCGGCATGTACGCCGACGCACGCTGGAACCGGCGGTCGAGGCCGAGCTGCGCGGCGCCAGTCGGCGTCACGACCATGATGCGGCGGCCGTCGGGGAGACGCGGCAGGCTCGCATCGTTCATGATGCGGTTCGTGCGGATCACCGTCTCGTAGTCGAGCGGGAACTGCCCGGCGCCAGTGGCGTCGTTGTCCGCGGCCATGCCACGGGGACGCACGATGTTGGTCGTGAGGTCCAGCGTGCTGACCACCCAGTGGTCGAGCCACTTGTGGAAGTCACGGGTGAACTGCAGCCCGGCGGCGTCCCACGCGTTGTGAACACCGTTCTGCGCCGCGCCCTTGTCGATCGCGATGGGGACGACAGCGCCGGCAGAGTTGCTGTAGGGACCTGCGTACTCGTGCAGAGTGATCGACGTCTGCTCGCTGGACAGCGCAATGCCGGAGGTTGACACCGACACGCCGGGGGTGAGCCGACGGCTCGCCTCGGTGTAGGTACTGTCCGTGAACTTGGGGCGGTTCAGGCGAACCGTCATCCCGGTTCCGCCGAGCAGGTCGACACCAACCGCGAACAGCTCCTTGCCGATCGGGTCGGACAACATGAGCTGCATGTCGTCGAGCTGCATGTAGGGCGCGCCCTGCGCGTTCAGCTCGCGTCCCGGTAGCCCGATGTCAGCGGGGACCGGCAATGCGGAGCCGACCGCAGAGAGGGCCAGCTTGGCGTAGGGATACTGGGGCTCGGGCTGGGTCAGCAGCTTCGGCGACAGGATGTCGATGAAGTTCTGTGACCACGTGATCTGGTTCGTGGAGGTCATGCGTGTGATCCTTGGTTGGGGGTTGGGACCGAGCCCCGGTCACGCCGCCTATCGGCTCGGGTTGAGGAGCCCGTGACGACGCGCGTAGGCGGCGGCGACGACGGGATTGGATTTGCGCAGCGAGTCGAACGTCGCCTTGTGATCGACTGGACTCACCGTTCCGCTCGGGGGCGGAGCTCCGCCGATTGGCGCCGTGGTTGCCGGCGGAATCGGGAGAGCGGACGGAGGGGGAGCACCTCCAGCAGCAGGCGCCGGAGGTGGCGCAGCGGGAGCGGTGGCGAGCAGCCCGGTCTCTCGCAGCGTGTCGATGGTCTCGAGCTGACGCAGTGGGTCGTCGCCTGCGGCCTTGGTCACGTAGGCGCGTTGCGCGTCGGTGAGCGCAGACAACTCCGCGGCGGCGCGACGGGCGGCCACCTGCGTGGCGTGGTCCGCCTTGGCGGCCTTGCCCTCGAGTTCAGCGACGCGGGCGGCGAGGCGCTCCGTCTCGGTCTTCTCGGAGTCCTGCCGGCGCTTCAGCTCAGCAAGCGCTTCCTTGGCGTTCTTGGTGTCGGCGACTCCAAGCTCGGCGAGGACTTCGCGGCGACCGGCCTCCCTAGAGGAATCCAGGCGTGCCTTCAGCGCCTCGGGCGGCAGGTCGTCGGCCTTGACCTGCGGCTTCGGATCGGGAGCGGCGGGAGGCGGCGTAGCGGCTGCGGGCGCAGCTCCGCCA